GCAGGGCTGCGAGCGGTCGCTTGCTGGAACCGCCCCGTCATCGCGCCAGATGGACCGGCTGTGCCTGATGGCAGGGAACCGGCCTCTGTCGCTGATCAGCCTACCGATAAAGAGCTGCTAGAGCTGATGCCCGAAACCATGCGGGATGAGTTTGCCGCTGTCTCTGACGTGTACTCCACGGCAACCGGTGGGCAAGTTGCGCCAGGTCTTTTCCGCACGGTGCTCAACACCGTCGCCCTGGAATACGCCCGCGCCGTCCTTGCCCGATGGGGGAACCAATGACTAACGACTCAATGTCCCCCGCCGCGCAGGCGGTTTGGGACGCCTTCAACGAGGACGAAGCCGGCGTGTTTGTGGACTACGGCGACAAGCTCGCCGCCGCCCTGCGTGCTGCTGCGGATCTTGAGCGCCAAAGCCCCTGGCCCACAAGCATTGAAGGTTGTGGCGCTAGGTGGATGCGAGATCAGATCCTCGCCATCGCCGCCGAGCTGGAGGGTAGTAATGCCTAAACGCATAGACCTAACAGACGAATGGGGTCATTCAGGTATTGACATAACCTGGACTCCAGCAGCCCACCGTCTAGATATTGGCGGTTGGTACGACAATTTTGTTGGCATAGAAACACACAGTCTTCAGTTGCGCGAGTTTTTTGATAAACTTGGCATTACTGAAAAGGATTGCATAAAAGCGTTCAAACAAACTTCTGGAAAACAATGACTGAATTATCACCGCAAGCGCAGGCGGTGCTGGGTGCCTACCTCAATGCACCATGCGGAAAGCCGCCTAAGACTTGGATTGCCGCCGCCCTGCGTGCTGCTGCAAATCAAATGGCGGCCTGGGCTGATGAAGATGGCCGAATTGACCTAGTCGACATTCTCGCCATCGCCGCCGAGCTGGAGGGTGCGCAATGACACTCACCAAAAACACTGACAAGCTCCGCCGAGAGGTCGCTGCACACGTTGCAGCGGACTCTATTACTCAACGCATTTACTGGGACGAGAAAAACAGCAAAGGGTGCTTCATTGGTTGTTTAGCTAAAGGCGATGACCCGGCAATCAATGAAGCAACCTATGGCCTGCCTGTAATGCTGCAGCGGATTGCTGAAAGCATTTTCGAGGGACTGCCTGCTGACGACGCCAAAGTGTTCTTTGCAGTGTTACCTGATGCAGTGAGATGCGATGGTAAGGATTTGACCAAGGTTGGATGGCAGTTTTTAGCTGCTGAGCTGCGTAGCCTGCCTACGCAGCCTGCCGAGATCCAGGCAGTTATTGATCCAGTGATCGTAGGCATGGATCTGTTGGCCAGTGGGCAGAAGTGGTCTACTGATGCTGCTTGGGCTGCTGCTGCTCGGGCTGCTCGGGCTGCTCGGGCTGCTGCTGCTGATGCTGCCTGGGCTGCCTGGGCTGCTCGGGTTGCTGCTGCTGCTGCTCGGGCTGCTGCTGATGCTGCTGCTGCTGCTGATGCTGATGCTGCCTGGGCTGCTGCTGATGCTGCTGCTGCTCGGGCTGATGCTCGCCGGCGGCAGCGTGATCTACTGCTGCGCTTGATTTCTGAAGCTCCCGTGATCGGAGGTGCGCAATGACCACTGACTTCCGCGCATTAACTGATGAAATCTTACAGCTCTTGGATTACTACATCCCCGAAGATGACCGCCCGACTTGTTGGGATCCGTGGAGGCAACGCGCCCGTGCCGCTCTGTCCGAGCCAGAGCCGGAGGGGCCGACGGTCATGGAGATCATTGAGCTTGCAGACGAGATTGAAGCAGCCGAGCTGGGGCAGGTTGATCTAGTTCGAGCAGCACTCGCCCGCTGGGGCCACCAGCCCGCGCCGCTGCCTGCGGGGGAGGTGGAGCCTAACGCCGAGTAGACGCACTCTCTACGAGGCCCCGGAAGGGGTGCGCGATTAGCGAGACGCGCCCCTCGGCACCCGTCGAGCCCTAGTGTTTAGGCGGGTGCTCTTTACTGTAATCACTCCACCTTGAATGAAATGCCCAAAATGCTTCAGTTGTCTGACAAGAGTTGTTTTAACAAGGGAAACGCTAGATGGTAAGTACATAATAAGGAGAAGGGTGTGCAGCTCGTGCAATCATCGCTGGTATGCAGCCCAAACGACAGAACAGGGCATTGACGCAAAGCAGTTGACATGGAGCAAAAAACATGGTGTAATGTTGTCTAACTGGTCATAGCAAACAACAGTCACGCAGAAAACCAATGGCACACCCGAAATCAGGGTTTTACGAAAAAGACGATCAAGAGTACGTTTCCGTCAGCTCGGTTCTGGGGAGAACAGGTGAACTCTTCAATCCAAACAAGTCAAAGGGTCTGGAAATTTGGAGACAAATGGAGCCTGACTGGGAAGATATAATTTCTCGCGCTCAGCGAAGGGGCACGATTATACACTCTGAAATTGAAATGTCTTTTTTTGGGGAGGCAGAAAAGCACAAGCTTGAAGATGCCAGCATGGAAGAAATCATGCAATACAACATACATGAGTACATTGCGCATCTTTCCCCTGTGCTTGATTTGATAAAAGAAGAAAACTTTGTCGCTGGAGAACCAAGCAGAGCATTCATACCGGAAGAGGTTTTATTTTGCGATCACGGATATGCGGGCACGCCCGACCTGAGACTTTCCTGGTGCGGGCAGTACAGCATCTGGGACTGGAAAACAGTGCGCTCGTATAAAGAAAAGAACGTTAAGAAAAAAGCAAAGTCAATGTCTCACTACAAAGAGGCATTCGTCCAGATTGGAGCCTATGCCCTTGCCCATAACCTTGCAGTCCGCAAAGGAGAACTTGACAAAGAGATTACACAGGGAGTAATCTGTGTTTGCTATGACTGGCGCGAACCCCATGTTCACGTTCTAGACAGGCAGGAGCTTAAAGCTGCTGCGCTTGAGTTCATCGAGCGTTTTCAGGCTTACTGCTCACTTGAAAACACCTCATTCCCTCGCGCTACCGAAGTAGCAATTTAATCATGCTTTCTTTGACTGCAAGTGGCTACGTCACAGGAGAAGTGAAAATTCAGGACGGCGATTACGGAAGGACCGGCGTCCTTGGCATTCGCTGTAAATCCGCCAACGGCAAACAGAGTCATTTTGTTAACGCTGTTTTTTACGGCAAGAAGATTGAGGTTGCGCAAAAGTACATGGAAGACGGGCGCCAAGTTACTGTTGTTGGCAGCGTCAAAAACATCATCCCCAAGGAAAAGAAAGATGGCACAAAGTATGTGTCTATCTATATGGATGTTTCTGAGTTCACCCTTCCAGAAGTCAAGTCGAGCGAAGAAAGCTACTCCGCAGCAGCTCGTTCACGCAAAAACGTAGACGAGATTGATGATGTAGCGTTTTGATTGCTTGGCAGAACACGGCGAGGATTGATCCCTGTTAGCCGTTTTGCCTCCCCAAGCGCCAACGCCTTCACTGCTCGGGCCAAGCGGTGAGTACGCAATGTTGTGACATTCATTGCCAGGAAACAGCGCACGCAGCAAGTTCGGGGTCTCGTCAGTGAGCAGAGCGGTTCCAGCCCCTCCATGGCTTCTGGGCTCTGTTAAGGCAAATCGTTCGTAAGCCCAAGACTTGAAAGCCCCCGAAAGGGGGTTTTCTTGTATCCTTCTACAGTCAAGATTTTGACTAATGGAACGACTGATTGGCATCTATAGCCCAGCCCCCGGGTCTGGCAAGACATTTGCAGCAACTGTTCTTGCGCACAAGGGCTATCAGCCACTGAGCTTTGCGGAACCAGTCAAGAGAATGGCTATCGAGTTTTTTGTCAGCCTTGGGTACAGTAAAGATAAAGCCGTGAGTCTTGCCCGGGTCAACAAGGGAGAGATAATCCCTGAAATTAACGCAAGTGCTCGCTTTGTTCTGCAAACTATAGGGACTGAGTGGGGCAGGAATTACATGGCGAAAGATATTTGGGTGACGTGCTTGTGCGCCCGCGCTCAGCAATTCTCTCATGTTGTCGTAGATGATGTTCGCTTTGAAAACGAGGCAGAAGCTATAAAATCAATGGGAGGCGAAGTATGGTGCATCAAACGCCCGTCAGCAACGAACAACTTCAATCGTGTCTCTGAGGGCGCACTTGATGACTGGGACGGCTTTGATCATTTTATAAATAACAGTGGTACGCTGGAAGAATTCAGGAGCGCGATTGATCTGCTAGTGCAAAATGCTTGGTGATACGCACGACGACTTTTACGGCGCTCGCCTGGTTGCTGACGCAAGACTGCACCTATCGACAATTATGAACGGACAATATTCAGAGCCGTTCTTCGTGACAATGTGCAAAATAATGTCTCATGAGGTTTATCTTGGGTATAAGACATTCAAGGGTAAAGAGATAAAGCTGAAAGGTATCAAGGATTTCTTTTACAGCACTTTGTACGGGCTTGGGCTTCGTCCGGCTACAATCAATATCTTTTTAGCTAATTGCTCAAAAGCCGCCGTCAATGATAAAACGCAAACTCAGTATTCAATGCGCTTCATCAAATGGCTGCGCGAGCAAGACCCTGTGTTCAAGTTTCCGCAGGAGCTTTTTGAGCTAAAGAGAATCAGATCTTATATTGCAATCAGATACAAAAATAACAAAAGAAGAAGATGGCTGATGTTTGGATTTCTTGAGGCAATATATGTTCAAAAGCCACACCTGCTTCAAGACATAGGGGCTGGGCGCAAATACAAAGACGTTGCTCAGTGCTGCGAAGAAAATGATATAGCAGAAATGATGCAAACACTGAAACCAATTAAGCTATACAAGAATCCCACAATAGAGCAAGTAAGACAGCTTGCCGTTCTTCTGAGCCAAAGGCTTGACAAGCTTGAAAGACGCACGCTCATTGCTAAGCTTATTGAGCTTTACAAAGCGGACAATGACAGCAAGCCTGATTGCGACGCTTGATCAGTGCTCTGCTCATCGCTTTTCCTTTTTCGTCTCCGGCAAGCCTGAAACACAGGGCAGCAAAAGCGCGTTTGGGCGCATCTACACAGACAAGACGGGTAGGCAGCGTGTAGCTGTTGCAATGACTGAGCAATCGAGCGGCGTTTACGCCTGGAGAAGCGCGATTGGCAAAGTTGCCGTTTTGATGAGACCGAAGAACTGGGAGACAAACGGAATTTATCTTTTGTCAATCATTTCCTACATGCCTCGCCCAAAGGCCCATTTCAACAGTCGGGGGGAATTGAAACCGAGCGCCCCTGTTTTTCATGCTAAGCTCGGGGATGCGGATAAATTGCTTCGCGCCTGTGGAGACGCTCTTACAAAGATTTGCTACGACGATGACGCCTTGATTGTTGCCGCCTCATCAATCAAGGTGTTTTGCGACCCAAGCGACGGGCCTGGGGTTTACATCAGTGTCACAAGACTCGATGAAGCAGCGGCCTCTGCCATGGCCCTTGCCTTAAAACCCTGACTGATCACTTGCAAAGTCGCCATCAGCGTGGTAACTTGTACGAGTCAACCACAGACGCCAGCATGGCACGCAAAAAACAGGGCGCGGAAGCCGTCCTTGATTCCCCCGAGACCGACCAAATGTCTACCGAAGCAACGATCGAAGCCACCGAAACTACCGAAACTGCAAAAACCGTGAAGGTTCGCGGTGAGAAGAAAGTTGGGCAGGAACTGCTCGACTTTGTGAAAGCCAACGAAGGGATGCCCGTTGAGGATCTCGCCTTCAACGCTGGTTACTACACCAAAACGACCAACGTCGAAACTGGTGAAACCAACACGACTCCCCACAAGCAGGAGTTCTTCAAGGCTGTCACCGAGGCCTCCACCGGCATCGCTTTTACCCCCGCCAAGCGTGCCTATAGCTCGCGCAAAGGCCGGGCACCGGTGATCACCGTTGGCAAGCTGGGCAACTGTGTTGTGGGTATGCGTCACAGCTCGATTGCCGGCTTTGAGCCTGGCAGCAAGGTGCAAGTCACCTCCGAGGCTGGCCGGATCATCCTGACCCCCTACGAGGGCAGCGATGCCCCTGAGGTCTCCTCGGAAGAAGACGACCTCGATCTCTGATCTCTGATCAGAATTCACTGGCCCTGCCTCGGCGGGGCCTTTGCATTTTCTAGACTCTCATGAAAAAACTACAAGAACAGGCAAAGGAGTGGCGCAGGTCTTTTGAAGTTGAAAGCAACCCAGTCAAGGGAAGCGATCAATTCAATCTGCAAGCCAAGCTGATTGTTGAAGAGTACACGGAAGTCATTGATGCTCTGTGTGCTTTTGATCAAGACGACAAAAGAACTCATTCGGCACTCTTAAAAG